CAGGTCGGTCCTATCGAACTTTCATATGACGCTCAAGGTATTCAGGAATTCACTGTTGAACTTCAGGTTCAGTATATTGAAATCTTGAAAGGAGATAGTCCAGTTTCAGGCGGTGTGAACATCAGCTAAATAGAAAATATAATAGTCCAATTATAATATGGCAAAACTCTTTGGTTTTAAAATTGAGGATACACAGAAGCAATCCGCTTCAATTATCAGCCCTGTTCCCAAGAACAATGAGGATGGGGTTGATAATTATATTTCTAGCGGATTTTATGGTCAATACGTAGATATTGAAGGTGCATATCGTAACGAACACGAATTAATAAAAAGATATCGAGAGATGGCTTTACACCCAGAGGTGGATAAGGCTATTGAAGATGTTGTTAATGAAGCAATTGTCACAGATTTATATGACTCACCAGTAGAGGTAGAGTTATCAAACCTGAATGCCAGTGAAGGCATCAAGAAAAAAATTAGAGAAGAATTTAGATATTTAAAAGAAACAATGGACTTCGATAAGAAGTCTCACGAAATTTTCCGTAACTGGTATTTTGATGGTCGTTTATATTACCTTAAAGTTATTGACTTGAAGAACCCTCAAGAAGGAATACAGGATCTAAGATATATTGATCCGATGAAGTTGAAGTATATTCGTCAAGAAAAGAAAACACAGAATGATGTAAATTCAAGATTAAGACCAGAAAATCAGTCAGTTCCAAATCCACAGTTTGAGGAATACTATCTCTACACTACAAAACCTAACTTTCCAACAGGAATGATTTCACAGGCAGGTAAAAATTCTGTCAAGATATCAAAAGATTCAATTACATATTGCACATCAGGATTAGTAGATCGTAATAAGAACAGAGTTCTTTCTTATCTGCAAAAAGCAATCAAAGCACTGAATCAATTAAGAATGATTGAGGATAGTTTAGTTATTTACAGACTATCAAGGGCACCAGAAAGAAGAATATTTTATATTGATGTTGGTAATCTACCAAAAATCAAGGCAGAACAATACCTCAAAGAGGTAATGAATCGCTATCGTAATAAACTCGTTTATAACGCACAAACTGGTGAGATTCGTGATGACCGTAAATTTATGTCTATGATGGAAGATTTCTGGTTGCCAAGAAGAGAAGGTGGTCGGGGAACCGAAATTACAACTTTACCAGGTGGACAGAATTTAGGTGAATTACAAGATATTGAATATTTCCAGAAAAAATTATATCGTGCATTAGGTGTTCCAGAATCAAGAATTGGTGCTGATAGTGGATTTAATTTAGGACGTTCATCAGAGATACTTAGAGATGAACTTCAATTTTCTAAATTTGTAGGACGCTTAAGAAAACGTTTTTCTGCAATGTTTAATGATATGCTTAAGACGCAATTAATTCTTAAGAATATTGTTACTCCTGAAGATTGGAAGCAAATGGAAGATCATATTCAATATGACTTCTTATATGATAATCAGTTTGCAGAACTCAAAGAATCAGAGATGTTGCAGAATCGTTTGTCTAATCTTGCACAGATTGAACCATATATTGGTAAGTTTTATTCGACTGAGTATGTTCGTAAGAGAGTTCTTCAACAAACAGATCAGGAAATTGAAGAGATTGATATGCAGATTGAGGATGAAATACAGAAAGGTATTCTTCCAAATCCAGCAGAGGTTGATCCAATCACAGGAGAACCATTACCACAAGAACAAGATTTAGGAGAAGTTCCTACAGATGAGGATCCAGATGCTTCTGCTGCAAAGATAACAGACGCAGAATATCAAAAAGATACTAAGACAGCGGAGATTTAACAATGCCATTATCAGCAACAGGTTTAGGGGGAGGGGCAGCATCACTTTTTAGAAATAGCGGTGGTGGTGTACTATATCCTTTTACGTCAGCATATTTTACTGTTTCTAGATCAATTGCAAATGACCAAAATGGTAGTAATACAGGTGCTCATAGATATGGTCCAACTCAATCACAAGTTAGAAGTTGGCTTTCTGGATCTTCAAATGGTGGAGGTAGTCATTCTTGGGCTAATACTTATGTTGACTGCCCAACACAAGGATATCAAAGATGGACTATCCCTGCAACAGGAGAATATAAAATAATAGCAAAAAGTGGTGGTGGCGGTAGAACAGAAAACTCAACAGATATTCCTGGTGTAAAAGTAACTGCTAATTTTGACTTAGTTGCAGGAGAACAATTAATTCTTGTAGCAGGACAAGGTGTTCCTCGATATTTGGGAGACCATTGTAATGGTGGTGCTGGTGCATCATGGGTAATGAGTGGTGGTAATAAAGCAACCTGTGTTCCACTGATTGTGGCTGCTGGTTCTGGTGGAGATACCTCAGATGGAGGACAAAAAGCGAACCCAAATACTTCTTTAGGTAGTAGTTATACTATTACACCAACTGCAGGAGAAGGTGGTGGCCCATCGGTTACAGGAAAATTAACAACTCCTATTTACGGGTCAAGTAACTCAACTGATTTTGGTAGAGGAAGTCAAAATGGTAGCCAACCAAACTCTGGTGGTTGGTTGAGTGATGGAAACGATGCAAATGCTACTAATAATGGTGGTCATAGTTTTAGAAACGATCTTGTTGGTGGTACGAGAAATAATAGCACTGCTGGAGATGGTGGGTTTGGTGGCGGTTCTGGTGGATATGATGAATATGGAAATGCAGGTGGTGGATTTTCTGGTGCATATGGTCAAGATAATTCTAATCAAACTGGTTGTGGTGCATCTTTTGTTAATGATAATAATAAAGGAAATGTTAGTGTAGTTCTTGCAACAGGCACTAATGGGGTTTTCCAAGATTCTAACTTTACAACAGAATCTCAAATGAATGGTTGGGTATACGTAGAATTTGTAGGATAAATTATGAAATCGATGGCTGGATTTGGTGGTGGTGTTGCTTCATTAGGTATGAAGGGTGCTGGTGGATTTGAATCTGTAGATATACAACTTACTGCTCAATCTACTGGAACATCTTTTGGTTCTTATAATTTAGTAAATACTTTTTCTCAAACAATTACAACTAATTGGGGATATAATGGATATTTTGCCTTTGAAGTTCCTAATGATGATACTTACAGAATTATGACTCGTGGGGCTAATGGTACATATCAAAATATTCAGTCATCGACACCAGAAAATTATGGTGCACAAATCGAAGCTGATATAGCTGTAACTAAGGGTTGGATAATACTCTTTATAGTTGGACAAACTGGTGGCACTACATCAGATAATGAAGGTGGTGGCGGTGGCGGTGGATCTTTTGTCGCATATACAACAAACACATCAAATAGCACTACTTCTGTAATACAATCCAGTCCTCTTGTAGTTGGAGGCGGTGGTGGTGGTTCTTGCCTTAATCGAACTGGTCAAGATAATGCAAAAGGTTATGGTAATGTTGAGAGTAATTATTCTGATATGTTAAAAGGTAAAGCAGGTCAAGCATCAGGATACACTACACTAGGTCATGGATGGAATGTTGGAGGCGGTGGTATGGCTAGTAATGCAAATTATAATATAGCAGGTTGGAATGGTGGTGGTTTTAATACTGGTGGTTCAGGTACTTCTGCTAGATCTGGAGGTTCTCATGGAAGTGCTTTCAAGGCAGGAGCTGCAGGTGGTGCAAACCAAGGTGGCAACAATGGTGGTGGATTTGGTGGAGGAGGTGGAGGTGCAAATAATTGTGGATATGGTGGCGGTGCTGGTGGATATTCTGGTGGAGGTAGTGGTGGATATCAAGCTGGTTGCGGAGGTCACGGTGGTGGCGGTGGATCTTTTTACGAAAATAGCGGTTCAAATTCTCTAGTCTCACGACAAAATTATAATACTAGATATGGATATGTTAGAATTCGTTCTTCAGATCAATACCCATAAATGATGTATCTTTAATATAGTGATCTCATAAATGTATAAATAAGTATATTGCAATAAATTAATCTTATGGAAGATCTTGTGGATTTGATCGCTACTGACGCTAGTGCTAGTGATATTTCTGATAAAATAAAGGAAAGACTATACGCTAGATCAGCAGAATACATAGACGCTGCACGACAAACAGTCGGTGGTAGTCTTTTTGGTGATGAGGTGCCAGAAGAAGCACCTGAAGCAGAATCTGAACTTGAAGTGGAAGATGAAACTACTATAGAATCAGAGGAAACAGAGGAATGATCACATTAATTAAAGGTACTGAAGCTGCATGTGGCACAGATGCTGCAGGTGCATCCACCTTTGGTAGTGCAACAGCAGTACGTCTTGTCAATAATAGTACTACTGCTAGATTGGTCACTGTTATTGATTCGGTTGGAGGTTCTACTACAATCGGTACTTTTACGTTACCAGGTAACGCAGTAGAAGTTGTAGAAAAAAAATCAACTGAAGCAATCTTTGCTGCAAATACCGCTGTTTTAGGTGCTGCTGTAGGATACACAATTAGTTAAAATAGAATCATGAAACTTATCACAGAAGAAATTTCTCAAGTACAATTTATCACCGAAGGTAAAGGCAAAGGAAAACGTCTTTG